TTGGTTTGTGTATTACGAAAGTCATTTATCATTCTTCTTACATTTTCTACACGGCCTCTGGTTGGACAAATTAATGAAATCATTTATATCTACCTACTATTTCTTTAATAGTTTCTTTTAATGTATATTTTATTTGCCAGTCAAAATGAGTATATAATTTACCTACATTGGAAATATACCATTGATGATCGCCTATTCTATTCTGTTCTTTTACAGTATAATTCATTTCTACTTTAGTATAATTCTCTATTATTTTTATTGCTTCTAAAATAGAACAACTATTATCTCGGCCTCCACCAATATTATAAACTTCACCATTCTTAGGCAATTCATAAAAATGCCAGAAACAATTTACTAAATCATAACTATGTATATTATCTCTTACTTGTTTACCTTTGTAACCATATATTGTATATGGTATCTTTTCTATATTTGCTTTAACTAAGTAATTTAAAAAACCGTGTAATTCAGCACCAGCGTGATTGGGGCCTGTTATACAGCCTGCTCTAAAAATGCCAGTTTTTAATCCTATGTTTCTACCATACTCTTGTGCTAATAAATCGCCAGCACATTTAGATACTCCAAATAAACTATGAGTTGAGTTGTCTATAGACATTGTTTCATCTATACCATTATAATAATTGTGTGAAGTATCTATCTCATATCTTGTTTCGTTTTCTTTTAAAGGTAATCTGTTTGGTGTATCACCATAAACTTTGTTTGTAGATACTTGTATAAAGACTGCTTGATTAGAATATATCTTTGTAAGTTCTAGTAGATTTAAAGTGCCTACAGCATTGATATTAAAATCTGTGTGAGGTTCTTTAATAGCCCAATCGTGTGATGGTTGAGCAGCAGCGTGAATAATTAAAGATATATTCTTACCATATTCTTTAAATATTTTTTCTAAACCATTATATGATCTTATGTCTATACTCTTATGTTTGTATCGGTGTTGAAACTTTAGTAATTCCTTCTTAACGTTTTTTGTACTGGCCTCTTTACCAAAAAAATATTTTCTACTATCATTATCAATACCAATGACATCCATTCCTTTATTGATTAAAAACTTAACCGATTCAGAACCAACTAAACCTTGTGAACCTGTAACCAAAGCAATCATTTAGGAATCCTTGTATGTTTAATATGTGTTAATGATTTTATAAGTTCTTTGTCTTTTCTTTCTTTCACAAAATAACCTTCTATCTTTTCATAACCTTTTTCTTTAGCCCATAAAGCACGTTTGTTACCTAGATGCACATATAAACCTTTTTTAAGTTTATTGTTAGTATCTTTATGCTGTGGATTTTTAGGTAATATTCTTTCTATTACCCACTGTTCAGTTTCATCAGTTACAACTATAGGATATAACATACCTGCTTTTTCAAAACTATCAAAATATCCAAACTCTTTAACTCTATTTTCCAACCAATTATCTGGTGGTATAGTAATTAAAGATTGAACGTCAAACAATTGTATTGGTATTTTTATTTCAGATAAATAATTTTTAGCTTTTAGTATTTTCATTTAAGTTCCACATATTCTACTTTCATAATAACCTTTTTTAGCTATATAATAAGCATCTACTATATCTGTAATTGGATTGTTAAGTGTAGGTATATCAAAGGCTTTCATAAGATTTGTATTAGTATCTTTCGTAAACTGTTCATACATCATCTTTTTATCTGCGTTACCTTTACCTGTAGCAAACTTTTTAATTACACTTGGTACTAATATTCTATAATCGTATTGACTTAATCTATACTTTAATATGCCACCGTTTTCTGCGATTTGAAATACGGCTTGACCTTTACTACCATAAGAATAACCTTCAATGAAAATTTTAGGGTTTGTTAGTTTGTTTATGATTGATAATGCCCAAGTAGATAGATTAGCAAATCTTTCTATAGGATTTTTATATTCAATATGTTCAGTACCTAATATATTCTTCATCATATTACCAATATGTTTCTTCTTACTTGTTAAGTAAAAGAATTTACAATCTTCAAATTTAAGACTAACGTCACTGACACAAATGGCCGGTGAGTTTAAACTAAAATCAATCCCAACTATCGTTGTCTGTTTCACTTGCTTCCTCATCTATCTCGTGACTACAAAATGGACACGTAATTGGATTCATTTCGTGTACCTCATTGTTCCACGCTATTACATATTTAGTTTGACAGGAAGGACAAGTTTTTGTTTGTTTAGTAATCATTATAGTTTAAACTTTTTAAATTGGTCTTTTTTAACGTCTTGTTGAATACCACCAATAACATAACTTTCTATTTCTGTTTCTTGCGGAGCATTTTGTTGACCTTTACTATTCAACCAATGGTCTACCCAAGGTAATGGATTTATCTTAGTATCATAAACAGGATTTAAACCAATGGCCTTCATACGTCTATTGGCCATATACTCTACAAATTGGTGTAGTAGTTTTTCTGATAGTCCTATCATTGAACCTTGTGAAAACAAATAAGTTGCCCATTGTTTTTCTGAAGCTACAGCATCATCATACATTTTGTAAACTTCTTTTTCTGTATCTTTAATAATCTTTAACATCATCTTATCGTTCTCTACGTCTTTATAGTTATTAATTATTCTTTGTGATACGGCTAGATGTTGACTCTCATCTCTTGCAATAAAAGATATAATCTTTGCTGAACCTTCTAATAGTTTTAATTCACCAAAAGCAAAACTACAAGCAAACGATACATAGAATCTTAAACCTTCTAATATGTTTACTGTGATTAATGCTTTCCATAATCTAGTTTTCAATTCATACATATCAACTTTATCTGGTGTTAAGTGATACTTGTAACCCATTTCAATAAGGTCATCATAAGATTTTGTTACAGACTCGGCTCGTTCTTCTATCTTCTTATCTTCTATAATTGTGTCAAAGATTTCACCAGGATTTGCATACAAATTTTTAATGATGTATGTATATGATCTGCTATGTATTGTTTCCATAAAGTCCCACGTTACAATACAGCCTTCTAATTCAGGTAAAGAACAAAAGGGTAAAAATGCCAAACAAGGTCCACGGCCTTGTACACTGTCTAACATTGTTTGGTATTTCAAATTAGATGTAAATATATTTTTTTGTTCTGGTCTTAATTCTTGGTAATCATTACGATCTTTTTGTAATGATACTTCTTCTGGTCTCCAAAAGAAACCTAATTGTTGTTGTGTTAACTTATCAAAAATAGGATACTTAAACGTATCATACCTTTGTACGGCCAAATCATCACCAAAAAACATTTGTGCTTTGGTAAAGTCTAAACCTTTTGCTTTATTAAAAACTGACCTACTCATAGTTATATTTTACACGATTCGCAATCGTCATCTTCCTTTGTTATTGTTTCTGGCACGTTGTCTTTAAAACCTACTGGATGTGCCGGTTCATCCTCATCTCTCTTACCATCATATGTATTTTGGTAATAGGACGTTTTCCAACCATACTTATAGGTTGTTAATAGGTCGTTAATCATTTCTGATAATGGCGTCTGTCCACTATCGTAATTTTCTGGATTATATGACCAGTTACCACTTATTGCTTGGTCAAAATACTTTTGCATCACTGCAACTACATTTATATATCCTTCATTTGATTTCATATCCCAAAGTAAAGTATAAAAATTCTTTAATTGATTATAATTAGGCACTATTTGTTTTAATGGCCCTTTCTTAGACTTCTTAATTGATAGATAATCTCGTGGTGGTTCTATACCATTTGTTTCATTAGATACAACACTTGAAGATTCTGATGGCATTTGAGCCGAGAGTGTGCTATGTCGGAGGCCGGTCTCAACAATATCCTTCCTCAATTTCTCCCAATTAAATGATAGTTTTCTAGTAACTATTTCGTCTACCTCTTTTTTATAGGTATCAATTGGTAAGATACCATCAGAATATTTTGTACGATTAAAGTACTCACACTTACCTTTTTCTTTTGCTAATTGATTGCTGGCTTTCAATAGATAGTATTGGAATGCTTCTGTTAATTCATCTACTAATTTCCAAGCTGCCTTCTCGTGGTACATTACTTTTTCTCTTGCAAGATAATGTGCTAGGCCAATATAACCTATGCCTAAACTTCTTCTGGCCTTAGTTGATATTTCTGCTGCTTTAACTGGATATTCTTGGTGATCTATAATTTCATCTAACGATCTTACTGATAGATCACATAATGATTCTAATTCATCAAAATCTTTTAATATACCTAAATTGATTGCTGATAATATACATAATGCAATCTCTCCATCACCATCTATATGTTGTAATGGTTTAGTAGGTAATGTAATCTCTTGGCAAAGGTTTGACATTGTAATTATATCTTTAAATGATGAGTGTGTATTACAATGATCTATATTCATAATATAGATACGGCCTGTTTCTGCACGTTCTTTTAAAACACTTTGTATTAATTCTTGTGCTGATATTTTTTTCTTTTTGATAGATGTTTTCTTTTCATATTCTTCATACAGTTTATCAAATTTAGGAGTACCCCAAGCTTCATATAAATCTGGTACTTCGTGTGGTGAAAATAAAGTTATTTGTTCATCATTAATAAATCTTTGATAAAATAATTTTGATAGTTGAATTGAGTAATCTAATTTTCTTACTCTATTATCTTCTGAGCCTTTATTGTTTTTTAAAACTAATATATCTGATATTTCTTGGTGCCATATTGGAAAATGAACTGTTGCACTTCCACCTCTTACACCATTTTGTGTACAACATTTAACAGTTGCCTCAAACTTTTTAAGAAATGGTATTACACCAGTGTGCTGAACTTCACCACCTCGTATACGTGAGTTAATTCCTCGTATACGGCCAGAGTTAATTCCGATACCGGCACGCTGTGCAATATATCTTCCGATAGCCATATCACCAGTAAATATACTTGGTAGAGTATCATCAATATCAACAAGCACACAACTAGCATACTGCTTAACAGGAGTCCTAACACCAGCCATAACAGGAGTCGGAATATTAATTTTAAACCTTGAAATAGCATCATAATATTTTTTGACATAAGTCATCCTTTTTTCTTTTGGGTATTTTGCAAATATCGTTGCTGATATAAGCATATACATAAACTGAGGTGTTTCAAAAATTTCACCTGAACTTCTATCTTGTACTAGGTATTTGTCTATTACTTGTCTTAACCCAGCGTATGTAAAATTGTAATCTCTTGTGTGGTCTATCCACATATTCATACGATCAAATTCTGACTTGTCGTAAAATTTTAAAATATCTGCATCATAAACTTTTATCTCAACACCTTTTTTTGTGTGGTCATATAAATGTGGATGGTCCCAAAGTTTTCTAAAAATACTTTTTCTTAAACTGAATAATAATAATCTAGCAGCAACGTATTGATAGTTAGGTGTTTCTAATGAAATTAAATCTGAAGCTGACTTAATAAGAATTTGTTGTATCTGATCTGTAGATATGCCATCAAAGAATTGTAAACCACTTTTCATTTCAACTTGTGAAGCTGATACGCCTGTTATATCTTCACAAGCAAACTCCACCATTTGATGTATCTTTTCAATATTAAGAGGTTCTTTTTCTCTGGAGTTTCTTTTCTGTACTAAAATTTTTTCAGTTGTCATATACTACATTTCTTCCAGGTGTTTAGTTTACTTAATGCGGATAACTTATTGTGTGTATTGTTACTTATAATAGTTTGAACCTCTGGAATTGTCTTACCAGATATAATTAAATCGTTAATATCTTTGCATTTTGTATCATCTGGCCAGATAAAAATATTATAATTGTTGTCTATTATTTTGTACATACGTTTTACTATTTCTTTATTACGAGGTTCATTATCAAAGATGTAAGTTACATTATCAGGATTTGTTTTCAATGTCAAGTCTGCACCTGCGGCTGCCAAACAATTATCTATAAACAAACTATCAATAGGGCCTTCTGTAATGTAAATATGCTTTTGAAAATTAACTCTTTCTAAACCATAAATTTTTTGTTTAGACTCGTCTAATTTAATAGTTAAATATTTTGGTTGTTCATTACCAAAGGCTCTACCTTGAAATGCAAATAAATTACCAGTTGTATCGTAGAAAGGTATTATCAATCTTGGATGTTCACCTGTAAAATTATTAAATGTATCTGGTTTAATTTTGTTAACTAAAGACATAAACTCCATACTTAAATGTAATACATCAAAATACTTTTCTGGTATTTTTCTTTTAACAACATACTTTCTGGCAGGATGAGCAGCAGGTAAATCTGCAATTGTAGGTAAATCTTCTATTATATTTACCTCTTTAAACACTGGTGGTTTAAAATCAAACTTTGGTTCTGGTGTTGCTGGTGCCGAACCTTTATATCTTTCTAATGTATATTCACTATGTAATTTAGCATCTAAAAACTTAATGAAGTTGGCCAGATTTTGGCCCATACCACAGTTGTGACATTTAAAGAACATATCGTTCTTAACCCTATAAAGATAGGCTCTTGCTTTTGTTTTATTCTTCTGTGAATCACCACAGTGAGGACATCTAAAATTAAATAAATGGTCGTTTTTTCTTTTGAATTTACTTAACCTAGACGATAGAATATTAATAAATTTTAGATCAATATAAGATGACATAACACAGTATTAATATACTACATTTTGTTCAATTTGTCAACCTGTTTAAAATATACTTAATAAGGCTTTAAAGTCTTTTGTGATTATAATTACTAAAACTATAGCAGCACCAAATAATACCCATTTCAACTTTTCTAACATACCTACTCTACTGCCTATGTCATTACGTAATGCTTTTATCTCTATGAGTAAACGTCTTTCAACTTGGTTAATTTCTCTTTGCAACTCTCGGTATACACTGTCTATTTCATCAGCACGGTCTTTAATCTTTTCAAATATAATCTCGTCTGTTTTTTCTTGACGTTCTATTTTAACTTCGTGTACGGCCAGCATTGATTTAATACAAGTAGAAACGTCTGTTAGCTTCTCAATAGCCGTATCTAAACGGGTATTAATGCTACTAGCGTTTTCAAGGTCTTTTTTAATACCTTCAATTTCTACTCTTAAATCTAAGTTGTCGTTATCCATATTTCTTCTATCTCGTTAGAGATGTTTTTTAGTCAGCAATTTAAAAATTACTTTTGTACGCTAGGCGTAGGTATGTATTTTTTGCTGTTACTTATATTTATGTTAATTAGCTCGTCTATATGTGCCCATTGGGCGCCTATCAAAATACTCGTAATAAAAAATATAACGGTTATTATTTTGTAAACTTTTGACATAATTGGAATACATTTGTACTCTTTTCTCCTTTGTTAACTTTTTATTATAACGTAAACGACACAAATAATAACGATTACGGAAAGTAAAATTTCCATATGGCCTTTTTTGTTATGTTAGATTGTTTACTACGCTACTTTATTAAATAGTTGTTGATTGTGCATAAGTCGTAGTCTTTCCATTTTCCATAGTTTGGTTAATGTTCGTCTTTTTCTTCTCTCTTTTTGTTTTCTTATCTGTATCCAGTTTAAATTTAATAAGTATAATTTAAGTTTCTTTTCATTTCTAATTTGTCTTTTTGCTATCTTTCGTAACTTTCTTATCTTTAGTAGGGTTAACATTGTTATCCTTTACTGTATAGATTGATACCATATTTGATTTGCCTTTTACTTGTACATCATCTAATTTAGAAAAGTTGAATTGATTTGAAATGTCTTTATAAGTATCTTCACCAACTACTAATGTAGCATCATAGTTTTTACTCACGCCTTCTAATCTACTAGCTAGATTAACGGCATCTCCTAATACTGAATAGTCAAACCTTTGATTACTACCCATATTGCCCACAACGGCCTTTCCTGTATTAATACCTATACCAATATTTAGTTTATCGCCGAACTCACCAGAGTCGTTTAATTCTTTAAGTTTATCAATCATTTCTAACGCCGTTTTAACTGCCATCTCTCTATGATTTGTACAATCTAATGGTGCGTTCCAAAATGCCATAATACAATCTCCCATATACTTGTCAATTGTTCCTTCATTCTTCATAATTATCTCGGTCATTGGTGTTAAAAATTTATTAATGACTAATGTTAAACCTTGTGGATTAGATTGATACTTTTCTGATATAGGAGTAAAGCCTCTTATATCACAAAATAAAAATGTTAACTCTTTTGTTTCGCCACCTAGTTTTAATAATTCAGGATTGTCTTGTAATCTCTTTACCATTTTAGGTTCTAAGTAATGTTCAAATTGTTTTTTAATTTGTTGTTTTAATTGAAACTCTAAAACAAAACGATTAAAGATACTATGTAAACCTACTAGTGTAATTGTTATTATAATCCAACTTGCATCTGCTAAAAGTAAATAATTATTAAATAGATATATGGTACCAAATACACTTGCAACATATAATACTAACATATTTAAACCTACAATCCAATAAGGTGTAAATCTTGTAAGTATAACTAGAATTAAACCTATAACAATAGACACAAGTAATTCTATAAAAGGACTTATATCATATCTCTTTATATGTTTACCATCTAATACTGTTTGTAATGTTGATGCTGATAATACATATTCATATTGTTCACCAACTGGTGTGGCAATTATATTATTCAATCCTTCTGCTGTAAGACCTATTACGATTGTACGGCCTTTAAACTTAGAGAAGTCATCTTCAGCGGCAGATATGGTTTCAAACTTTTTATTCCAGTGTAACCATATTCTGGCATTTGCATCTGTATTGATTGTTTCAAAACCAGGAACTCTTACAGCAATAATACCAGCATCACCGGCCTTAATCTGATAACTAGGTGCTTCTGTTAAAACTCTTATTGTTTCAATGGCCATCGCTGGATAGGTTTCTTCTCCTATCTTCATTATCAAAGGTATTCTTCTGACTACACCATCTTTCTCTGGTGCTGTATTAATAACTCCTACACCATCTGCGTTCTGACCTATCTCTTTAATTGGCCCTAACATACCAGACCATTCAAATAGATAAGGTATAGGGTCACCTATCTTCGCCACGCCTCTTGGTACTGCGTTTCTATTTGTTTGTGTTGTACCGACTTGAGCGACTATAACACCATTGTTTTTAATTGTATCAATAAGAACTTGGTCACCACCTAATCTATCTGGTTCTGAAAACAAAACTGGAACCATTATAATACCTACTTCTGCTTCTCTTAATTTAATTATAAGATTAGCAAGTACATCTCTTTTCCAAGGCCATTGGCCATATTTTTCAATAGACTTTTCGTCTAGTGTTATTACACCTATGTCTTTAGATAATTCTTTTTTCTCTTGTTGTATGAGTAAGTCAAACGATTTAAGTCTTAATATTTCTTTTACTAAAGGGTCTTTTAGTCCTATAAATGCCAATAGAAATACAGTTACAAAACAAAATGTCCAATGTGTTAATATTTTTTTTATCATTGTTGTGTTACCGTGGCACTACAAGTTCCTGTTGTACACACCTGTTGTAAATAATAATTTTGATTTGAACTAGCATCTTGTGTTAAATTTAATGTTGTAGGGTTTCCACTTAAATTAATTGTAGCGTTATGTGAACCTGAACCGTCTTGTGTTACATTCACTGTATTACTATTACCAAGTGTCAAATCTAAAAAATGTTGTCCTGTTCCCCATTGTTTTACATCTACTGTGTTATTACTGCCTTGTATATCTGTAAATAATATTTTATTACCTGAATCTTTTTGAGATGTATCAACAGTATTACTATTTCCTTCTATATTTATTTTAGCAAAATGTTCTCCACTAACACCAAATATTTGTTGTTCCATTGTAAGTGAATTAGAATTGCCTGTTATACCTACAAGTGCTCTTTGATTTTTGTTTTGTGTGATGTCTATTGTATTGTTATTTCCGTTTACATCAATACCTAAAACGTTACCTGAAGTGTTTTGATTAACTGTTAAACTATTATAATCTCCTAATATTTGAGCAGCTGATGATAAATCTTGGCCTTTAATTAAATTGTTTGGCCCTTGTTGTGTAATACTAATGTTTACTCCTGAACCTGCTTGATTAATATATACACCTGAACCTGTTGTTGATTTTGTTGTGTTAACAATTGTCTGTTGACTGTTTGTTATACCTGATTGTGGCGTATCAACATATAGAGTTCCATTGGAATTAATTCTTATTCCAGATAATTCTGTTGTGTTATAAGTTAATATATAAGAAGAACCATTACTGATGGCTGAAGTTCCACCGTTTTGATTTCCTGATGACGGAGAATCTACAAAGTAAACATCATAATAAGATTGACCAGAATAAAAATGAACTTCGTATATGTGAGTAATACCTGCGTTGGAATAATCATATCCTTCCACTCTAATAACAAATTTTGCTTGAGGTGTTCCAACATTGATTTGAGCATAATATAATTTGGTTAATATACGGTCACCTGGAATTATACTTATATGTGGGCCTCCAGGATTAGAAGGAGAAAAACTATAATATGTATTGTTGCCTGATGAAAATGTAATGTATCCATTTGTACCAACATAGACAGTACCGTAATTACTTTCTAAAAAATTTATAGTCCAAGGTAGATTAACAGTAAAAAAACTATCATCAATCCCACCATTATAAACAAGATTTAATCCTGATGTTCCATTCGGAGAATAAGTAATTGCCTTAACAGTTGTGTTAAAAGAACAGAATAATAATAAACTAACGACTACTTTGCTTAATGTAGATAACATTACCTGAACCTCCTAAAGTATAATCAAACACTTGAAAATCGTTTTGTTGTAAATTTATTTTGTAGTTATGTTCTTGGTCTAGTTTTAGATAAACATTATTACCTTGACCATCATCTCTTGTAAATATCCACGATGGTTTATCATCTAATAATATAATACCTGTATTACTATCTCTACCAGCCGCAGCGCCTGTTGTTTTTTCTTTTTCAAATTCAGATTGAATTTGTTTAGCAAATTCTTTATTCAATTGTTCTAACACATTGTCTAAAAAATTTTGGTCTAAAAAATCTACATCTAACATTGTTGAAAATTGTTTTTCATCTTCTTTAAGAAAGTCTGTATTTAATCCTTCAAATTTTAAAAAGTCTAAATCTAAAGCTGTAGCTACACCCTCTAATTGATTTTTAGATTGTTCTTTTGCTATCTCTTGTGGTTTAGATATGAGTAACATATTATTAATTAATGTTTCATCTATTTTCAATATCAAAGGATTTAATGGTTTAGATTGTGACGTAGTTACCACTGTTGCTTGAAAGGCTTGATTTAATATAACTTGACCAACATCTGATTCTACAGAAATTTCTCCTACAAAACAATAACCATTTTTATCACAAGATGGTAATAATATAATTGTTGAACCACCAATCTCATCTATAGTCATTGTAAAATCTGTACCTCTTACACCGATAGTTGCCGTTGGTGTTTCAATCTTTACATTCTGTTGACTATTTTTTGCTATTTGTCCTGAAGCATAACGTATCGTTCCTGCTGATGCTTTAATAGATAGTTTACCTGTTTTGTTATTAGGGTCATAAACAAATTCATCAATTAATAATTTAGAGTGTGCTGTAACATCAACTCGTGTGTCATCTGCAAATTGTATAGCAGTTTTACCTTGGCCGGTTTTGACAGTATCATAAGATAAAATTTCTAATTGTTTTTTAGAATCAACTTCACCGCCGGCCTTTCTTTGTACTTTAGTATTTCCTTCTTGTAATATAACTTCACCTATTCCAGCGTAAACACTTTTGCTGAATAGAAACATAATTAAACATAATATTATTTTCATAAAGATTTATTAATCTTCTTGTACGATTGTAACTGATGGATTATTACCTGAAGTCGTTAAACTAATTGTTTTGTTTTCAAGACCTTCTTGTGTAATATTAAAAGTTCCACCTGTACCAGTATGACTAAGTGTTAATTTATGTTCACCTACTCCTGAGCCTTCCATAGTATTTGTAATTGTATTTGTTGAGCCAGTTATAGTTAAAGTTTGTTCAGCATTTGGACTATCAATCGTAGATGTAATAGTATTACTATCACCAGTTACGTTTTTAATAACAGTTGTTCCAGTAGAATCATCATTCTCACCAATGCTTAAACTTACAGTGTTTGAATTGCCAGATAAATTTATTGTTGCTGTTACTGTATCACAACCTGATGATGAGTTACCACTGTCGCATAAAAATGTTACAGTATTACTATTACCACTAGCATCAAAACTACCTGTATAATTATTACCATTTACTTCAAAAGTTAACTCGTTTGTATTACCATTTTGAACAATTGTAAAATCAGTTCCGGCACCTGTTAATGAAGATGGTAAATTTAATGTACCAATCGTGTTACCTGTACCTGACTGTGTTATATCTAATACTAAATTGTTACCTGATTGAGTAACATATATATCGTTAGCCCATACTGGACTTGACAACATCAGAAACATAATGAGTTTAGTTGATGTTTTCATTTATTTTTTCTTTGCTTTCTTCTTTGTTAGTTTTTTTTGTTTTCCATAGACCTTTTCTCTCACCCTCTTTAATCAATTCTAATACACCAAACTCTATGGCCGTTCTTGTTGCATAATTTACTGGTTCGTTTACAGCAGCACCTTGTTCTATCTCTAGTGCTTTTGTACCCATATCTAAAAATTTAAATACATCTATACCTGATTTATAACTTGCAATCGTTTTAGATGATGATAAAGATACTAAAATTTCTCCTGTTTGTACTGAAATTAATCTTATAGATATTGTTACTTGGTCCATACGATATTCTTCGTGTACACCTATACCAAAGTATCTAGCTCCTTCACCACCTGAAGCAAAGTTAGTGTCATAACCTACTACACCACCTTCAATAATTAATCCAGCAAATACAATAGGTTTTAATATGTTCATATTATTCTTTTCACCATCATATTGTTCTCTTGTATTTTTAATCAATTGTCTTTCTTTCACAAGGTTATCTAAACCTGCTCTTTCAACAACCTTAAACCATTTACCATCACTTACATTTTTTAATGCCTGTATTAACCAAACTTCTGAACCTTGTGTAACTGCTGTACTTAAATTAGAAAAGTTTTGATTAGGTTTTCTTTGGCCTGTTCTATCAGGAAAACTATACACAGCAATAGTCATAATAGGCTGGTCTAATAAAGGATATTCTAATAACATTTTAGTTGTAGGCGTTCCTTCTACGTATGGTAAATCACCATAGTAAGGTTGATTCCTATAAAATGAAGCACACGATTGTAACATCAGTGCCATTGCTATTATACTAATAATTTTTAACATTTATGCCTATGATTAAAAACCAAAGCCACCAATAGGTACTGTTAAATTTGTAACTGTACCGTCAGCGCCTGTAATTTGTACTGTTATTGTATTTGCTACTGTATCTTTATTCCAGTATAATGTAGAACCTTCAATTGTAGATGTACCTGAAGTAGGAGCGCCAGCTTCTGTGCTAAACATATTATCAACTAACTGTTTTGATAGATTGGCGTATATTCTACTCTCAACGTTAGTAAGAAATTTATTAATTGTTTTATTAGCTTCTTCTCTTTTAGCGGCCGCTTCATCAGCTGCTTTTTTTTCTCTATTTTCTTTTTCTCTATTGTGTTGTAATTGTTCAATAGACAATACGTGGCTACTATAACCTTGACCACTAAAGGCAGGGTTTTTAAAATTGTGATTTAATTCAGAAGAAATGCTAATAGTTATCAAATAACTATAACTAAAAGTGACTATCAGCACTGTTTTTAATAGTGCTTTCATACCTATATTTATATAAAATGAATGATTACTTGTCTTTTTTATTCTTTTCTTGCTCTTCTTGGTACTCTAATATCAGATTTAACTTTGTGTTTAGTCGTATTAGGTCATTATCTAGCATTCTTATTCTGTCAACTAAGGCTATAAGTGTCTTGCTGGTCTCACTTGTCACAGGCTTAATTTCTATAGTTACCCATTTCCAAACAAAGTATATAAAATATCCCATACCAAATGCGGCAACAATTGGAAAGCCATACTGATTAATCATCTTTACTAAATCCATATTAATCCTTTCTTGCGTCCTCTTTACCGTTTGCACGGCCAATTCTATCTACGTCTGGTTTAATTCTTAATGTCGCACTTACTAATGTATCAATTCGTATTACATCAGCGTTCATAGTTTTAACTCTATTATCTAATGCTTCAATTATACCACTTAGTTTTTTTACATCACCTGTAACTGATGCTAGAATAAATTTTAATGTTAGAAATACAAAGAAGCCACCAGCACAAGCGGCCGCTATTGGAAACCCTACTTCTAGTGCTAGTTTAAGAAAGTCCATAATAAATTAGTTCTTTACTTTTTTGAAAATGCTCTATTACCAAACCAGAAAGCAACAACAGCAGAAAATAATCCAGCCGTTTCTTCGTCCCAAAGTTTAGGTATTGAGTCTACGAAACCAATTCCTGATCTCATATAGGCAATCAAAGCACATACTTTAATTGTAACGAATAGACCAAAAAATATGTATGTAACAACAGGCCTAACAGATGATCTCATAGCATCAATAAATGACCCACCTTTAAGTGAGGCATCGTGAGCATAGATAGCTGCAGCTTCAGCAGCATTAACTTTTGCTTCTTCTACTTCGGCCTGTGCTTGTAATTGTTTAATGTTAAGGTCAATGCCTTTCGCTTGAAGCTCTGCTCTTAGTTTTAATTCTTCTAAGTCAGCCGCTCTCTTAGATTTCTCTTTAAAAGCATCTAAGATTGATGGTATGATTGATGTACCAAAACCTAATAGTGTACCTAATAAACTTAACATTATAGTCCTTTACTTTTTAAATCTTCCAATGATACTATTTATACTGTCTTTTATCTTGTTTATAGTTGTGTCAACAATGGCCGGTCTTGGTATATACCAACCAATAACTATACCTAATAATATTAAAACTAATATCTTAATCATCTTTTTTTTCTCCTTTTGGTTTTATGATACCTTTCGATACCATATGTT